CTGCTGGAGTGAACAGAGGTCAATTACTCGGTGTAACAAAACTTGCATTTAATCCTAAAAAGGCAGATAGAGATACATTATATAAAGCAAGAGTTAACCCAATTGTATCGTTACCTGGACAAGGTACTTTACTCTTCGGTGACAAAACTTTATTAAGCCGTCCTTCTGCATTCGATAGAATCAACGTAAGAAGATTATTCATCGTATTAGAGAAAGCAATTAGTACTGCATCTAAAGCTCAGTTGTTTGAATTCAATGACGAATTTACAAGAGCTCAGTTCAGAAACTTAGTTGAACCTTTCTTAAGGGATGTAAAAGGAAGACGTGGAGTTACAGACTTCTTAGTGGTATGTGACGAAACAAACAATACAGGTCAAGTAATTGATGCTAATAGATTTGTTGCTGATATCTTTATCAAGCCAGCAAGATCTATTAACTTCATTACATTGAACTTCATAGCAACAAGAACCGGAGTAGAATTCTCCGAGATCGCAGGAGTATAGGGGGTAAATCATGGCAATTTTAGGCGTAGACGATTTTAAATCAAAGCTCGTAGGTGGCGGTGCAAGACCTAACCTATACAAAGTAACTATGAACTATCCAAGCTATGCACAGGGTGACGTAGAACTTACATCTTTTATGTGTAAAGCTGCTCAGTTACCTGCTTCAGTAATTGCTCCTTTAGAAGTTAACTTCAGAGGTAGAAAATTACAAATGGCTGGTGACAGAACATTTGAGCCTTGGACGATCACAGTTATTAATGACGTCGGTTTCGAAGTTAGAGATGCTATGGAAAGATGGATGAATGGCATCAATGGTCATAATAGCAATACAGGTCTTGCTAATCCTAGTGATTATCAAGCAGATGCTATTGTTGAACAACTAGATAAGGCAGGTAATTCTGTAAAGAGATACGACTTTAGAGGAGTATTTCCTACAAACGTTTCTGCAATCGATCTAGGTTATGACAACGAAAACGCTATCGAAGAGTTTACTGTAGAATTCCAGATTCAATACTGGGAAAGTAACACTACTTCGTAAGGGTATAAATATATTTGACGGGGAGATTTATTCTCCCCCGATAATATTGGAGTAAATTATGGCAGAATTTTTTGGATTCGAAATCAAAAGAAAGAAGGACGATAAAGAGTTACTTCCTTCCTTTGTTCCAAGAACAGAAGATGACGGCGCTGGAGTTATTTCAGCTGGCGGTCACTTTGGCGCGTATCTAGACATTGATGGCGACAAAGCAAAAGGTGAAGTTGATCTCATTTATAAGTATAGAGATGTTGCTACTCAACCTGAGTGCGATGCAGCAATTGAAGAAATTATAAATGAAGCGATTGTTGGTGACAATGAAGATGCACCAATTAACATTATATTAGATAAATTAGAAATATCTGATAAGATAAAAGAAACAGTAAGATTTGAGTTTGATCACATACTTAAACTCTTAAACTTTAATCAGTATGCACATGACATATTCAGAAAGTGGTATATTGATGGTAGATTACCGTATCATATTATTGTAGATAGTGCTAATGCATCTAAGGGTATACAAGAATTAAGATATATTGATCCCGCTAAGTTGCGTAAAGTAAAAGAGATCGAAGAAAAAGAAGATCCAAAAACGGGAGCAAAAGTAATTAAAAAGGTTGAGGAATTCTTTTTATTCCAAGATACCGCAATGGGCAAATATAATCAAGGTGTAAAAATATATCCTGATGCAATTGCTTATTGTACCTCTGGCGTTATGGACCCAGGGAGAAAGAAAATTTTATCTTATTTACAGAAAGCTGTAAAGCCTGTAAATCAGTTAAGAATGATGGAAGATTCTCTTGTTATCTATAGAATATCAAGAGCTCCAGAAAGAAGAATTTTTTATATCGATGTAGGTAACTTACCGAAAGGTAAGGCAGAAGAATACTTACGCGGTATTATGAATCAATATAGAAATAAATTGGTTTATGACGCTAAGACAGGCGATATCAGAGATGATAAAAAGCATATGTCTATGTTGGAAGATTTCTTTTTACCACGTAGAGAAGGTGGTAGAGGAACTGAAATTTCAACCCTACCAGGTGGGGAAAACCTTGGACAAATTGATGATATTATCTATTTTCAAAAGAAATTATATAGATCATTGAATGTTCCATTGAATAGATTAGAGCAAGAAGCTCAATTTAGTCTTGGTAGAACTACTGAAATTACAAGAGATGAAGTTAAATTTAAAAAGTTTGTTGATAGATTAAGAAAAAGATTTTCTGATTTATTCTATCAACTTCTTAAAACTCAACTTATTTTGAAGGGTGTTATTACTAAAGAAGATTGGAATGAGTGGAAAGAAAATATTGTATTTGACTTTATTGAAGATAACTATTTTTCAGAGCTAAAACAGGCTGAAATATGGAGAGAAAGATTTGATATGCTTAGCAGTATGGATGAACATATTGGTAAGTACGTCTCCAATGAATGGGTTAAAAAGAATGTTCTTAGATTTACTGATGAAGAAATCGAAGACATGGGTAAGCAAATTGATGCTGAAAATAAAGCCGGAGAGAATGATCCGCCAGATGGCGATGACCCTCGATGGGACTAACTATTTTATAAATATATAACAGGAGAAACATAATGGAAGTTGAGAATATTATCAATAATTTGAAGGACGGAAATAACGTTGCTGCAAGTAAAGCATTTACAGCAGTAATGCAAGATAAACTATCAACGGCATTAGATGCTAAAAAGATAGAAATTGCGTCTGGATTAATTCAGCGTAAGAAAGAGGATAACGAAGATTAATGAAATCTTTTGTTGAAATTAGAGAAGCTCTTAAACTAAAAGGCGGAGAAAAAGAAGTCTCTAAAGCCGTAATAGGTAAGGGTGCTCAAAAACAAGAGATTACAATTACGAAAAAGGGTAATAGGTGGAATCTATATCTCGATGACGAGTTAGCTATGGATAATATGAAATCTCCAAAAGAAGCTAATGACGAGATGAAGAAACTTATTAAAATGTTAGGACGCTAATATGAAGTTAATAACAGAATACGTCGAGAGAGATCTCGAAATTATTGCAGAAGCCAAGAAAAACGGTGAAAAAAACTACTTCATTGAAGGTGTCTTCATGCAATCAAATAAAAAGAATAGAAACGGTCGTATTTACGAAAGAAAGACTCTTGAAAAAGCTGTTAATAAATACGTTACCGAACAAGTTAATACTGGACGAGCTGTTGGAGAGTTAAATCATCCGGAAGGACCAACAGTAAATCTAGATAAAGTTTCTCACAAGATCGAAGATCTGCATTGGCAGGGAAACGATGTTGTTGGAAAAGCATCAATTCTTAAAACCCCTATGGGTAAAATCGTTGAAGGTTTGCTCGAAGGTGGAGTTAAGCTTGGTGTATCAAGTCGTGGAATGGGAAGTCTTGTACAGAAAAATGGTGTTTCATATGTGGGTGATGACTTTATGTTGTCTACAGTTGATATCGTTCAAGACCCAAGTGCTCCAAGTGCATTTGTAAATGGAGTAATGGAAGGTGTTGAATGGGTATGGGATAATGGCATTATTAAACAACAAGATATTGAAATAATTGAGACTGAAATTAAGAGTACTTCGATGAAGCATCTACCTGAGGTAGAGATTCGAGCTTTTAAAAATTTCCTCTCTAAAATAAATCTAAAATCATAGGAGAAAATGATTATGTCAGAAGACGTTAAAAACGATCTAGTAGAAAATGACATGTCTAGTGAAGAGCAACTTCCAGAGGAGCAGAATGAGCTCGTTGAAGAAGAAATTTTAGACGAGGATAGCTCAGAAGAATCTCTAGAAGAAGGAATGCACGGTAAAAAGAAAGCCAAAGTCGACGAAATGGACGACGAGGATGAGGATGAAGACGAAGAAGAGGTTAAAGAATCTCCTAAGTACGAAACGCCTAAGACTAAAGCCGGTGTTATTTCAGCTATGGTAGACATGCTTAAGAAAGCTAGAAAAGACGAAGCGCAAAAGATTTACGCTAATGTAATGAAAGTTGCTTTAGGCGATGATGAAGAAGCTTCTGTGAAATCTGCAGACGACGCAGCTGGTAAAGTTGGTAAGGCAGTAGCACCAGGTGCTAAAGCTAAAGTCGAAGCAATTGATTTCGAAGAAGATTTGGATACAATCATTGCTGAAGAAGCTACACTTTCAGATGGTTTCCGTGGAAAGGCTGGAGCAATTTTTGAAGCTGTATTAACTTCTAAGTTAAGCCAAGAAATTGACAGACTTGAATCTGAATACGCGCAAAACCTTGAAGAAGAAGTTACTTCTATTCAATCTGATCTCGTAGAAAAGGTAAATGGTTACCTTGACTATGTAGTTGAGAACTGGATGAAGGAAAATGAAGTTGCAGTACAACAAGGTCTAAGAACCGAAATTGCTGAAGACTTTATGACATCTTTACAAGGTGTGTTCAAAGAACACTATATCGAAGTACCTGAAGGTAAAGTTGACTTAGTTGATGAACTCAACGAGCAAGTCGCTGAACTCGAAGAAACTTTAAACAAATCCACAGAAGATAACATTTCTTTAACTCAGGCTGTTCAACAGTTCCAGAGAGAAAGAGTTGTTAGAGAACATTCTACTGGACTTGCACAAACTGAAGCTGAGAAGCTTTCTTCTTTAGTTGAAGATATTGAATTCGATAACGTTGAATCTTTCGAAATGAAAGTAAAAACTGTTAAAGAGTCTTACTTCACAAAAGAAGTAACTGAATCAGTTGACGAAGTTGATAGCCTACTTGGTGAAGAAACAATCGATGAGAGCGTTTCCGATACTATGGCTAGATACACACAAGCTATTGCAAAATTTAACAAATAACATATAGGGGATAACTAAAATGTTTAATGCAGACGCAAAATTAATGGAAAAGTGGGGTCCTGTATTGGATCACGATTCCGCTCCTGATATCCAGGATAAGTACAGAAAAGCTGTTACAGCTAGACTGTTAGAAAACCAAGAAACTGCACTTCGTGAAGATAGAGCTCAAGCTCAAGGAAACTTTATTTCTGAGGCAGCTGCCGCTAACAATGTTGGTGACGGTAACATCGGAACTTTTGATCCTGTCTTAATCTCTCTCGTAAGAAGAGCAATGCCTAACTTAATTGCATATGATATCGCAGGCGTACAGCCTATGAGTGGACCTACTGGTCTTATCTTTGCAATGAAATCTAAGTACACATCGCAAGGTGGTACAGAAGCATTCGTAAATGAAGCTGATACTGACTTCTCAGGTACAGGAACTCACCAAGCTGGTCCTACTGGTTTAGAAGGTGTTACTGATACTGATACTGATGGTACTATTGCTGATGAAGCTGAGATTGCACACACATTTGGATATGGCTTAGATACAGACGCTGCTGAAAGACTTGGCATTGGCGAAACTGGCGACGGTTCGTTTGGCGAAATGGCTTTCGAAATCGAAAAAGCTACTGTAACTGCTAAGTCAAGAGCTCTAAAAGCTGAGTACACAATGGAGCTTGCTCAAGACCTTAAAGCAATTCATGGTCTTGACGCTGAAGGCGAATTAGCTAACATTCTTTCTGCTGAGATTCTTGCTGAAATCAACAGAGAAGTTGTTAGAACAATCTTCGCAAAAGCTAAGCTCGGTGCTTTACAATCTGATCTTACAACAAAAGGTATTTTTGATCTAAATGCTGATTCTGATGGCAGATGGTCTGTTGAAAGATACAAAGGTCTTATCATGCAACTCGAAAGAGAAGCAAAC